AGAGTAGGTTGGCATTAAATAAATGCGTATTGACTAACATCCTGAACAACCTCACCTACAAGAGCAACGGGATTGATCTTCTCAAGTCCAGCAAAATAGAATTCATCAAAGTTTGCGTTGCTGATTGTGATTGAATTGCAACAGCCGAAGTGAATCGTTGCCGTCATAGTGTTGATCGTGTCGTAAACTACAGAGAACTGCTCGGCAGGAAATACGTACTCAAATGATGATACTGCTTCACCATCATCTGTTATTGATACAGGAAGGCTAATCAGTTTACCCGCATTTAACTGATTGCAAGTTGAGATTTCAATTCTTCGTGCCATTGTGTTTGTTATTAGTTAGAATCTGATTTATTCGTATGTTCAATTAGTAGTAAGTATTCCCACAATGTGAGCTTCATGCAATTCACTCCGTACCTCTGGTTGATCAGAGTGCGCTGGATGAATCCATTTTCGTTCTGCTTCGCAAGGCGATACGCTGGAGACTCTCCTTCTCCATGATGTTCAACTGATCGATGACCGTTAAACAAGTCCGCAAATCTTCCTCTGATAGCGTTGGCAATGGCAGCATATCCTTCAGCTGCGTCACGATAAAAAAATCGCTGACATCAGCTGCCTCCTTCCAGCGTTCAATCTTCTGCTTGCAATACTCAGGATCGTAGCTATACGGACTCTCATTTTTGTCGAAGAACGCTACACTTGCGAACTTATAGATGATCTCCGATGTCGGGACCACCCACTCCACTCGCTCCTTGAGCGCATTCACCATCTTCACCAACTCACCAATCTTAATCTGCTTCGGGTCATTGATGATCTTGTCGAACGCCTCGATGAACAATACCAGATGATCCTTCTGCATCCTCATGTTCCACTCTTCATACACCTGCAACGCCATCAGTCCTCGCATACTGAAAGTGTTAAAGTAGTCCTTCAATCGGTAGTACTGTACTCCTCCACTGATGAAGGCAGGTTCTATCACATGACCCTCTTCAATCTGCCAGATCGGCTTGTGACCGAGACGAGTGATGATCTTCGCCCAGACGTTGCGAATAGTATTCTTGAATTTCGCCCAATATTGTTTCTTGTTGTCCATATCGTGTCGTTCTTCCGTTGTGTCGTAGTTGCCATCTGCCATCGCTGAAGAGCATCACCTCATGACCATCGCTGTGCTTCCATCGGAACGGCTTGCCCTTACAAGCACATCGCCCCAGAGGGAAGTATTGCATCTTGATCAGATATGAGTTGATGATCTCAATCATGTGCGAAGTATCTGTTGTAGATGATCGTGTTCAGCGCAGCGAGTGCAGGGATGTACATTATCAGCATCGGGATATTCCAGTCGAAGGTGATCCAGTATGGGATCGAGTACACGCTCGCCATGCAAGTCACGCACCCGCCTAACGGTTGCCACAGATAGCCGAGCCACTTCTCTCCCCACTTGCCAAGCCATGAGAGGATCATGCCCTCTTCCATTGCTAACTTCATACCATTGATGAACATACTGTTGATGAGCATGAACATCAGCGTGTCAATCATATTGCTTATCATCCTTGAGGTGTTACTGTTGTTGATGGTGTGAATATAAGATTGTAGCAGTCGTATGTCGTGTAACCAATCGTCACCTGTGCAGGGTTGCCATCTTCGTCAACGATCGTCACCGTGTAGTTGCTGAAGGTGCTGAACGCACCAACTGGAAAGTCAGCGATGATGACTGATGCCTCACCTGTCTCGTCTGTTGTCACCTCGTAGGTGTAGCTGACTCCTGCATTGTTGTCTGTCATCGTGAGAGTATATGTCGTGTCTGCATCAAGACCGGGCAAGAAGATCGTACTCTCGCACGGATCGGTAGTCACATCGTAGCAGATGTCGCACGGTGTAGTGTCGATCGGTGGTGTTGGTGTGTCGCACTCAGTCCATGTGAAAGGAAAGAAATAATCACCAATGCCATAAACTAATGGAGCAGCCCAGATAATTCTTGTTCCAACAGATGATGGCGATGTCGGTGTGGTACTCTCGAAGTCCACAATCCATATATAATCACCACCAACTATACTCCATGAATCTGTTGAAGTGACAATTGATCCACCATATTGTAAAACTTGAACTTCTAACTGGTTGAATACTGATGCTCTCTGAACTGAATCAGTCATGTCCTGAGATAATGCAAAAGCAGTCTGGATATAATTATCACCATTTATATCAGCAGTTATATATAACCAACTAACACTCGTTGCCTCTGCAATTGCAAATCTGAATCTCGCTCTGAAATATACTGATGCCATTAGTGTCAATGTTTATACAAATATACATCATAAATAACGAATCCAATCACGGTGAAACGTGGCGCAGTAATACCTGAAGCAGTCAAGCAGATCGCTCTTCCGGATGTCCGTCCTACGATCCTTGATGATGTCACCTTCCTCGTCCACCTCCACGTACTTCAAGTCAGTGATCAGTCCCTTGCATGATCTGTCAATCTTGACGCAGTAATTCTGAAGCAGACTGTTGACAAGGACCCTCGTATCCCTCACGCTCGGATTCACAGCAGGTTGACGCATCTGCATCCTGCCTAACCTCAACCGTGACTGCACCACATCGTAGTATCCCGTGTTCCCGGCAGTGAGCGCAGAACGATTCGCCCCTGTCGCATCACCAGTGACGATCAGCGATGCCTTCGGATATTTGGCAATGATCGAATCACAGAGCTGATAGATGTCACTGTTACGAAGAGCGAACTCACCAATCACATTGATGCACCCACTCACGTGTTGAACTGCAATGCACGTGATCGGGTCAACGTTGAAGTCAAAGCTGAGATAGATATGTTGATGCGGATCGAATACCACATCATGCACGTGCTTGTCAACATCGAAAGCATAAGCGAAAGGATTGTTAGCGAGGTCAACATCCTCTGCAAGTATCTCGCACCGGAAAGTCAACTCATCGAGCTGATCACGCAGGTGATCGACCTCTTCGTGATTGATATGCGGATTGTCATAAGTTGACAAGTTGAAACTTGACCAGCTCGGATCGTCTCTGGTGAATAGCTCCTTGAAGAATGTCCTCCCGAACTTCGGAGTGCTGAGAATCCACGCATCACCCTTGTAGTCCAACAGCGTAGCCATTATCGTCTGCGTCCATGCCTCCCTGAACTTCTTGGCTTTCTCTGCCTCGTCAATCACCACTCTCGCATACTTGCGCCCACGCCCTGAGTCTGGCTCGTCCATACTCCAGAAGTCAATGATACCACCAGTGATCAGACGCATCTGCTTCGTCTGCTCGTTCTTGCTCTCGATGATTGGCTTGAGCGTGTACTTGAGTTCAAGCCACACATCGTGCAAGTCTTTATAAGTCGGGGCATAGTACGCACACGGCTTCCCATTGAGAGCGACATTCGGCAACAGCTCGTTGACCGCAAGCGTGGTCTTACCCCACCTGCGCCCGATCTTCAATACATTGTACCTACTCGCCTCGCTGATCACTCGCTCCTGACCAGAGTGCAGACGCTTGAGCTTGATCTCGATGTCACTCACGGATGATCCTGATGTTGATAGTACCATCGTCAGTCTTCACCTCCTGCCTGTTCATCTTGGGAGTGATGAACTCCGCAAGCGTAGCCATCATCTTCAGACGATCGTGCGCTGACAACTCAGCGAGGTCTCGCCTCATCGTGTACTCGTCATAGGAGTCGAGCAGTCTCTCGATCTTGTCCTTGAGCTTCATGTCTTCTTCTTCACTTTACTCGGCAGCGACTTCATCTGCTTGGGTGATGTCTTACGTGCGAACTCCTTCGCTACCTTAGGATTGGTAGCGTAGAGATAACTCTTCTGTGCTTTTGATTTGAAAGGCATACTACAAAGATAAAGCAGAAACGTGCCAATGCTTAAGACTTACTACCAGCTTGCGCTCACCACCGAGAATCATCTCAAATCCTTTCTCAATCGCTTCTGCTGTGGTGATGACATATCTCCGATCTTCTGTTGTATAAACAATCTCGTCATAGTGTTGAAGATTCACACGTTCAAGATTGATCGTCCATGATCCACCTGCCATACGCAGTAATGAATCATTCTTCTCTGTCTTAGTCAGCGTTCTCACTCAATCTCGCCCTCCTCTCTCAACACCCTCTCCGCCCACCTCAACGCTGGCTCACCACCCCACAACAGATAACTGATAGTCCCACACGCAGTGTCATCGTTAGGATCGTAATATTCCCCTGCACGACTGAGATACGAGTACATCCGCTTCACGGTCATAGTCGTGATAGGCTCTCTGTTCGCTAACTGCTGCGCTCTCACCTTGCCCACCTGCGTAGCGCATCGGTTGCCGATCTCATCATTAAGCCTGATGCCTCGCTCCGCTGCTTCGCTGATCGCTCTCGGATAATCTGTATATGTCATTTATTCGATCTGTATTGGTAGTAGTATAGGAACTGATCAATGAAAGTCTTATCCTTAACCAGCCCACTCTCTGCGAGTCTCAGCGCATAGTCATAGTCTTCGCCCATGCTGATGTTCTTATAGCCAATCTCCCTCGCTATGCTCGTCATCACCGGATTGAGATGGTTGAGAGGACGAAGGTAGCGCACTGCTCCATCGTATCTCTCAGGCTTGTCGCTCCAATTCAGCCCGGCACGATGCACGAACTCCAGAGGATGCTTTGAGTTGGTAGTGATGATACCCTTGAATCCGACACCATACACATCTCGCTTGAGCTGCGACAAGATCAGATCAACATAGTTCGTGCTGATCATATCATCGTCATCGATGAAGTTCATGTACTTGGTCGTGCATGAGTCCACAGCGTACTGTCGTTTCTCTCCGATGCTATGCTCTCGATTGTCCTTGATTACGATAACCTGCACTGGCTTACAGTCAACCTGCGGATCAAGTCGTGTGCGAAGTCGTGCGAGCATCGACTCCCTCCCGGTGATGGTCAGGATGTAAATGGTCCACAACGGCTTCACAGCGGAAAGCCGATCTTCTGTCGTTGATTGAATAGTCGCTGTCCGTGTGTCCATGCCGTTGCTGAGTTCTCACGCTTGTAGGTCTCGTCAAGTTGAGACTTGCCTACTGTGTAATGTCTATGTTCGATCTCGATGCTCTCGTCAAGGTGATACATCCCATGCGCCTTCGCTGTTTCAGTCAGATCGTTGTCTGCAAACATACTGATATACTTGGGATGATAGAGATAGCCGAGTCGCTCGTATGCGACCCTGTTCATAATCGGGATCGTAAGGATGTCCGATCTGATGCCATCATGCACTTGCAGGACCGCAGGCTCTGGATGACGAGCGAACCAGTCGAGCAGGATCGAGTCCCATCCCTGAGGTGCGAACATATCATCGCTGACGAGGATCAAGATGTCCTGCCCTGCGATCTTCGCCCCTGCATTGGATGCCATGACCATGTTGGTCGCTCCGGTGCTGATGATGGTGACCGGCTCATGCCTGAAGATATGGATGTACTGCGATGCAGTCGGATCATTGTCGCTGAGTGAGATGATCCACTCATACTCGCAGGCATTGTCGCTCTTCATCACCCAATGCTTGTAGCATTCATGCGCCTGTCGTGGACGCTTGAAGCTTGGATGTACAAGACTGATGTTCATGCGATGATGACTTGAATCTCCTGACCGCAGATCGACTGAAGTAGCTTCAGCCCATCCATGCACCTTGTGCGTCTGGTGTAGGACTCGCCTGAGTCAGCGATGATCCTGCCGTTCCGGGAGAGGATGCGCCACCTCCACTGTTTCCGGGCATCTTGGTAGATTATGGCTTTCATTTCGTTTATAGGCTTAGAAAGGAAAATCTGAGTGTCCTACATTAACCGACTGCCGATCGTTCGTCTGA